TTTCTCACTGACAAAATATTCATACGATTATTCGCCTTAGTCTCGTGCGCTTGGATATATATCTTCGTTACAGGTACAGCAGAACCCTGTATTAGCATGAGTAATACATATCCGATTATTTGCATTTTGTTACTTTGAATTTTAGGTATAAAAAACCCTGCTAGTGCAGGGTAATTGTGGGTTAAAGAAATTCGTCAGGTATAGGCCTTGGCTTGTATTTATCTATGGCTACATAGGCTTCATTTGTATCAAAGTTTCCACTTGCCGTTATTGTGTTAATTGCCATTACTACCTACCTCCTCAAACTCGCCTTCAAATACTGAGGCGTTTTCCTGATCGACATTAGCCTCTGCTTTTTCATCAAGAATTACCGCTTTCTGCATTTCGATAGAGACGGGCAGATATTTAAATAAGCGACGGATAACGGTTTTCTTCGCCATTTCTTCCCAGTGAGAAACCCAAGGGCCATTTTGTCCTGCTTTACTTGATGCTCTGACTTTCTCAATTTGGTTATGCGTCATAACTTCAAACTGGACACCGCCATCTTTCAACCTTGCGACAGCGTAAACGTGTGTGATGGGCGAATCTTCATTTTCACCCGGTACGTGCGTTAAGTTTTCATTCAATCCATACTCAAAGTGAAAGCTATCGCCTTGCCTTACCGTTCTGGCTGAAATGCTGATTATTTGATTTGAGCGACGGGCTAGATCAATCATTCCTCGGTAGCCAATGATTAGTTGCACATTCGATTGACCTGACTTTGCTTTACCATTGCCGAATGGGAGTAGGTAAGCATGGCCTAAGGCATTACCGGGCTCTAATCCTAGCTGTGAACACTGCACAACAGCACCGATAAAACTCTGCATGTCGCAATTTGCAAGTGCTGGAGTTTTGCGAATCTCCGTTGTCACAATCCGTATCATACGATCTGGTGTCATGTGGCGAGGAAGGGCGGCCGCTAACTGCGCCTTCATGCTTGGCTGGTTAATGAAGTGAATTAGTTGCTGATCCTTTGTTTTGGTCTTTACCTCTGTACCTTGTGTTTTTTGTAAGTCAGCTTGAGCTAATGGTGGGTTACTCATTCCTTAATTCCTTAGCCCAGTAGGGCAGTGATAATGTGCGTATACCTGCCCATTCGTCCGTTTTTAGGCATTCTGCATACGTTCTTAAATTTTGTTTGTAGGTTGTTCGACCAATATCTTTTGCTTGTTGGTCTAAATTGAAAACTCTAACGGGGTATCTACCGCAGTCGATAGTCGTACTAACAACGAGAAAGACAAATACAGGAGATTCACCTGTTAATGATTTATATCCATCAGAATAAAAAGAGTCCTGCACGTGATATCGATATTCGTACATGGAGCGGTCAAATCGTTGAATGTCAGCAGAGCTTTTTACATCAACAATCCAATGGTGTTCTTGAATGAGTTTATCTGGTCTGCAACGACAAAGAATGTCCGTATCTTCGTCATTCCAATAAATGCTACTTTCAGCCACTCCGTTAGCTTCCAAGCACCATTTAGCAGGAGGGTATGCCATTACACTGTCCCTCATGAGTAGTAATTTCCTGTTATCGTCATGAGTGATTGGTGTGATACCTTCCTTTTCACACATTTCGAGAAATTCCTTTTCTTCTTCTTTCCCTTTATTGGTCCGTCTATTTACATCAGGGCCTATCTTGTATCGCTTACTGTACTCATCTGGCTCTAACAAAAGACAGTGGATAGCGGTCCCAAAATCTAATGACTTTATTTTTTCTTCATCAACTGGCGCATCCCTTTGCCAGACAAAATTAGCAGGAACTTCACTTATTAAATCCAACTGCGATTTACTGATACCTAATCCATTGTGATAGTCCTCATTTGAAATGTTGTAATAGATACCGGGTTTCATCCTAAAACTTCCTTATCTATCCCAATCTGTATCGCTGTTCTAATTCCATCTAAAACGGCATCCAGAGCTTGGGGGCTAATTTCAAATACCGGATTTAACTTCCTTGCCAAATCTATGCATAACAACTCTTCGGGTAGGCTATCCATAACCTCATCAACTGATATTTTCTCTTCCTGAGAATTAACAAACGCCTGTTTTTCCATTTGGCGTTCGTACCAGTCGTTTCTGAGTCCGTATGTGTTGGTAATCACGCAACCCTCCTTAGCAGAGCCAGCTTAGAAATATTGGCATCCTTGCTTGCTTCATTGACAATCCTGTCAATCTCTTCCTTGTCGAACTGCATAATCCATTGCAGGGCTTCCACTGGGTCGATTTCCGTTAATTTAGCCAGCTCAGCGAAACTTCCTGTCTCAATACTGAGCTTGCTACTTTCGTCAAATTCCATGACTGTTTTTCCGTCTGTGTTAACCCCCATTCCTTGAGCATTTTTGAAGGCTATTTGCATAAACCCTCCTGATAGCTTTCTTTGAGTAATTCCATTGCTAACCACCAGATATCCTCACATTTCTGGCGAATAGCTACCTGCGCCTGAGCTTGCGCCAGACGGAAAATATCTTGGTTAATTTTCATAATTTACCTTGCGATAATTAGACTTAATGAAATGACTACGAATAGAAGTAGGGCGCTGAATATAGTGTCTATGTTCATGCGAAATTCTCACTATTGAGATAGCGATTGTTATTTGGCTTCTCTGGTGTTGGTGCGGTGGGTTAGTAGTTAATTTTTACGTTTGATACTAGGTTTTTAGCGATAGCGATAATGCAATTCTTGGCACACTCTTCTGGAATGCCAGCATCAATTAAATCTTGCATGGCTTTATTGTTAACTATTTTCTGATGTTCCTTATCAGCCTGACGTTTAGCTTCTTCCTGACGCTTACGTTCTTCTTCTGCTAATCGCACTTGTTCTGCTTCCTGTGCTTTCTTACGCTCAGCTTCGATAGCTAATTGCTTCTCACGTTCGGCTCGTTCCTGAGCTTCTTTAGCATCACGTTCTGCCTTTTCCTTAGCTTCTTTTGCCGCTTGCTCTGCACGTTGAATAGCTTCCTGCTTTTCACGCTCTGCACGTTCGGCGGCTTCTTTTGCTTCACGCTCACGTTTAGCTGCCGCTTCAATTTCTTGCTGTGCTTTACGCTCAGCTTCAAGTCTTGCCTGTTCCGCAGCTTGTCGCTTCATTTCTTCTTCACGAGCAATGCGTTTGCGTTCTTCTTCAGCCTTGCGTAAATCAAACAGCTCGTTCATTTGCAGGGCTTCTTCATGATCAACTTCGATTTGCTTCTTAAGCGCTTCGGCTTCTTCGCGAGCTTTTTCTTGTGCTTCCCACTCTGTTAGTGGCTTGCGAATATCTGTGCTTAATGCATCTAGCTCGTCACGAAATATCTTACGGCTAGCATCAACTTTTTTAGGTAGCTCTTTTAACTTATCGACAGCCGCTTTACCTTCCTTGTCGATATACGTTTTTGTTTGAGCAACTTTGTACGCCAGAGATGCAAAAGCCTTTCGGTTTTTAGCTACTGAGAAATCACTGTCGAGTTCTTTACGCTCTTCTTCTGCAAGAGATTTAATGTGCTCCAGCATCTGATTTACTTTTTCTGGTGCCGTAAACAAATCCAGCGCCGTAGCTTGTTCAATTACGACTAATTCATTTGCCATTTCCTATGTTCCTTATGTGCGTATTCCTCACTATTAATAGCGATATGAATGATTAAGTAGTGGGTTACTGCTGACCGAGGGCTTTTGCGAACTTGATTATTGTTTTGGCTCTTTCATCAAAATAGCTACATTCTTGCATTTCAATCAAACTAGAGCCGTCACCTTGAACAAATTCATCAATTTCATCTGAGTGATATCCATATAAATATCGAGCCTCAGAAAGCGCCTCGGCCATTAACTCATGAAACTGACCTCTTGTAATTAATAATTCAGAACCAAACCTAGCGCCTTGAGCTAGCATTGTAGCTCCTGTCTTAGCGTGAAAATCAATTGCCTTTGTGATTATCTCTATTACCTTGCTATTACCCATATCACCCCCTAGCCTTTAACATTGCATCTGCCATGCGGTAGTAGAATGCTGCAAAGTTCTCTAACTGAGCATCAGTAAATTGAGAGCCATATCCAGCAAGAGATTCATCACTATTTGATAAATCAGCATTCATAGCCTTAGCAGCGAAATAATCACGCAATGTCATGCCTTCCTGCGCTATAAACTGCATATCTGGATGCCCACTTGCAGGAAAAGCCGCTCCACCTGTTTTATCTGCCATACTCCCTCCGTTGTTAACTAATTCAACAGTTTCCATTTTGGAAATAGTTGGTTGCACTTTGTTATTTCCTATCCGTTATTAACTAAACACGATGCTAGTTAAGCCGCTTTTTCAGTTGGTAATCCGATAATTTCATTTAGCTTTTCAACCTTAAGTGCGGGCAGTTGAATCGATGCCTTTTCAACATCTTTCGGTAATAGCTCTTTAGCTTCAGGCCAGATGGTTAATAGGCGTTTTACTGTAGTTACTGAGTTTAAAGCCGCTGTCACGTTTGCTTTTACGTCTTTAACTTTATTGGTAATATTGCGTTTTTTATCTTCAAGCTCTGAGAATTTAATGCTTAATGGATGATCCGCTGCAAACAGGCACTTAGAATCACACGGGGTTAGCAGGCAAGTATTATCTCCATTTTCTTTTTTGCCGTACTTCAACCAAAGCCGCATTCCACCAAACGATGCGTAAAGGCGGTGTCCTAGAGCGTAATGAACACCAATGTCTTCATTTACTGATTGGCGAAGTTTTTCTGCAATCTCAGCAGCCTTGCTATATAAGCCATCCATTTCTTTGGCTTTACTTTCACCACCAAGCGCTTCAATGCGAACCTCTAAAGCTAACTTGTTATATTCTAGGTCTAGCTCTTTTTGTTGCTGAACAACGCCAGATTTCTCTAATGCGTTTTGCGTGATAACTTCTTTTAAGCTATTTGTTAAACGTGTCATATCTCTATCTCCTATCTATTAATCAACTCACCACAGCCCAC